CGGTTCACCATCACCAGATCGTGTGATGTGTGGTAGATAACTTATTTTACCATTTACATGTTGCTCTAGATCAGTTCCACAATTCATACATCTATAAACTGTAGCAGTTAATCCAACTAACATTGTGAACTCATCACATGTTGGACATTTACCGTTAACTATCTCTGCTGTAATTCTCATGTTTCTTCCTGTTATAAGCTTTCTTATTCTTTATCACAATCTGACGGTAACGTCTATCTTTCAGATACTTAGCTATTGGGTTCTTTTTCTTAGTCAAGGATTAAAGCTCTGATATTTTTTCTTCCCTGATATATTTCGGTTTTAGCCTTACCTTTGTAGCATTTGTAAGATATGGATTCACTGTACTGTCTCTCCGCTTCACGTTTTCCGCGTAAGCATTGGGCCATTGAGTCTTGGATAAGGTGTTCTTTAATTTCTCCATTTACAAACATCAGTAGTGCAAAAACTGTTTCTATCATTGGTATGTACTCCCGTTTTTATAATGCATTTCTCTGTTTTGGTCTTTAAGTTTTTCTATATCTTCTAAAACTTTATCCATTTGTTTTCTTAAAAATTCTATGTTTACTTTGTTTAATGCCATAGATTCTATATGCTTGTTCAATTTATCAGTGGTCTTATATAAATCCTCGATCATCATAAATTGTTCGCTATCTGCGGGAAGCGACCCAAGTTGGCCCCGTGGCCATTTGATTCTAAACTCTGTATTTTCAGTTAAATCTTTTGACATTAGTTCTACTTCTGTTGAAAGTTTGTTTTGCGTTTCAATAATACCGAAGTAAGCCCAGGTTCCAATCGCGACCATCGCGATCAGGGAAGCTACGGTCTTCATTGGCATTTGCACGGCTGCTTCTTCAGAAATTTTAAGAGGTTTACCCATCAGTTTTTTACTTCGTTTTCGTAAGATATATCATGCCCGTGGTCTTTTTCATAGGTGTAAGTTCGCTTGCATTTACAGCCTTCACAGGCACATAAATCCCCATCATAGTGGTGGCTATGTAATTCTTCGTCGCAATGGCATTTACAATGACATTTTTGACACTTGCTCATTACATTACTCCAACTATTTGTCTACACGATGGACAAGATTTTTTATATCTTGAGTGTGTTCCACAATGGTCTAATACAATTTCTTCTTTTTTACCCGATGGTAAAGCAGAAGCTAACCAATTTAATGTTTTAGTAAAAGGCCAACAAATAATTTTAACTAATCTTCTAATCATTTTTTTTCTCCTCGATTTCGTAAAAGAATTTATCCGTATCTTCAGTTCTCCACTTACGAGTGTCTTCTACATTCCACTCTGAAGTTTGAACTTTCCAGTCAGGAATTTCATCCTTAACTGTAAATGATGGGATATCCCATATTAATCTATTGTTTGGCTGAGCCGCATAATTGCCATCGTCTAATGCAAGTATGTGTGCACACTTATGTTCGTGTGGAATTTCAGAATGATCTGTGTCTACTATATTACTCTCTGGATGTGCCCAGTCAACTGTAAAAAGGTATGCACCATGATACCATTTTTTATCTTTACCAATATATTTTCCTGATTGTCCGTCTAGGATATCGTAAGAAGTAATAGCAGGATAATAACTAAAACAATTCCACAACTCCAACTCATCAAGTCTACGTTTAGGAACTTCTTCTGCTTTAAAGTCTCGCTGAATGAAGGCGCTAATCGGGAGACGATAGAAGATAGCACCATTTTCCATAATTGCATGAAAGAGTATGGGACGTCCTGTAATCGATGCCATCCCAAAAATAATACAGTCTTCAACTTCTCCATGATGTTTTTTAAGGTCATAGAGATATTCTCTCCTGATCTGTGCATATATTACAGGTGTATTTGCATTCAGATAAGCCATTAGAACACATTAGAATATAATTGCGCCTACAACTAATCCAGCTACAACACAGATGATTTCTCTTCTGTTATGTAATTGCCATACCATAAATTGGTCTACATATTTTTTTATCATATTTCCTCCGTTAATGTATGTCACCCCAGTTTTTACCGGACTCGTAGTCTACCTTGTTTGGTATCTCTAAGTCAACTGCTGATTCCATAACTTCTTTTATACGTTGTGCTTGTTTATCACTTTCTACAGAAATATCTAGTTCATCATGAATCTGTATGTGTGGGATAATTTTTTCTTTATATAATTCTAACATAGACTTCTTAGTCATGTCTGCAGCAGATCCTTGTATTAATTTATTTAAAGCTTTGTAAGTATATGCTCTTCTAATACCTGGACCATGTTCTTGTACTGCTTGTTCAAATGGTAATGCTTTATGCATACCAAAACTATTTGGTTCCCATAGATGGAATCTACATAATCTTCCACCTAAAGTTCTAATCTGTCCTCTATGTTGTGCTCTATTAGACACTGATTTCATTAGGGTTTTAACAAATGGAACTCTACTATGATAAATAGAAAAAAGTTCTTCTGCTTTTTCTTTACTGACTCCTAGTTCAGCCTGAAGTTTTGCTTTACCCATTCCATAAAATAATCCTAGGTTAATTGTTTTTGCTTGTGTTCTTGGTATCTGCGCCATGTTTGCAACAATAGTATGAAAGTCTGCGTCACCTTCATTGTATGCGTTCTTAACATTAAAGACGCTTGCGTCTTGATCTAGGGATGCGTAGTGAACTACTAATCTTGGTTCTTGTTGATTGTAGTCAAAGCATCCCCACTCGCAACCAGACTCGGGTATAAAGAGGGATCGGATCAAAGGACCTAAGTCTTTATTACGAGCGGGAATTTGTTGTAGATTAGGATTAGAATAACTGAATCTTCCAGTTACAGTTCCCCCACTATCAGATCTAATTTGATTTATATCTGCGTGGATTCTACCTTTGTGTTCGTATTTAATAATTGTATCTATGAATGTCGTATGTGCCTTGTTTATTTCTCTAGCTTTTGCTATACATTGCACTAATGGATGTTCATGTGATGAAAGAAAATTTTTAGTAAATGATGGAGAATTTGTTTTTTCGGTTCGCTCATATGGTAGGGACAGTTTTTGAAAAACTTTCTCGATACTGCGTGCTGCCCATATTTGAACATCTACTTGTGTTTCTTTTTCTATCTTGTGTAATAATTCTTTTTCTTGTTCAGCTAATTGTTGCTTTAATTTGTGAGCACCTTCTACGTCTACTCGAACTCCTAAAAATCGCATATCGACGAGGCAAGGAAATAAGTCTGTCTCTAATTCAAAGATAGCTCCTAGATCCTGGTCGCTTATTTCTTTTTGCATGACTCTCCATAACGCTAAAGTTATTTCTGCATCACGCTCTGCATAACTACCAACATACATTGCTGGTAACTTCCACATATCTGCTTTAGGATCGATACCCCATTCTTTTGCGGCTGCAACTAATTCTGATTCATTTTTTCCTCGGCCAACATAATCCCAACCAAGAGAACCTAAATCAAATCTAAATCTATTTTCATTAACAAGTGATGCTGCAATCATCGTGTCATAAATGTTTCCATTTAATTTTATTCCCATCGCACGAATCCAACACACATCGTACATGGCATTGTGAAAAACTTTATCTGCTGGAGATTCACAAACGTCTCTAAACCATTGAATTACCTTGCTTTTTTCAAGGTTACCACCACCTTCATGATCGAAGGGAAAGTATCCTGAGTAGCCATCAACAGCTACAGCGATACCTACAACCTTACCTTTACCAACGACAGAACCTGATCCCATTGATTTTAAATCTGGATCATGTGTTTCTAAATCTATTGCAATTGTATCTGCTTGTCTTAAGTCTGGAAATTCAGTAGGCTTAACCCACTCTGTTTGTGCTTCAATCATTTATAATCTCGCTCCTTTATCATTTCTAAATAGTGTATTGCTTTATCTATGTCTTGCTCTTTTCCTTTCAGTGCATGCCTGCATATATACTTTATAGCCGATCCTTCGGCAAATGGCAAACGATTCTCGTTTATAAATTGACTCGCTTGAATTTTCATATCTTTGTAGTGAGATCCTCCCACTTGTTTTTTGTACGCACTCATAGTTTCATCTCCTTTGTTTTGTTTTTAGATTTAATTAAAAATAAATTTTCTATTGTTCTTGTGATTCCTACGTACCAAACTCTAAATTCTTCGTCTTGTTTATCTTGCGATTTCTTTGCACCTTTGATAGTATTCGCTGTTTGATTTAAATATAAAACTACATTGTGTGCCTCTCCACCTTTTGCACCATGAATCGTTGAAACTTTTATTCTTGGTTCTTTTAATATC